AACGATAGAGAGAACGATATTATCGAATCTGATTAACAACGAAGAATATGCTAGAAAGGTTTTACCTTTTATAAAAGCTGATTATTTTGATGTTAAAGAAGAAAGAATAATATTTGATGAAATACAAAACTTTGTAGATAAGTATAACAAACCATCTACACATACTGCGTTAGAAATTGAGGTCAGTAATAGAAAAGATTTAAATGAGATAGAACACAAAAAGATTGTTGATATCATCAAAACACTCAAACCAGAATCTATAGATTTTGATTGGTTAGTGGATACAACAGAAAAGTTTTGTAAAGATAAAGCAATCTATAATGCAATCGTAGAAGGTGTTGGTATTATAGATGGTAAGTCTAAAGATAAATCACCAGATGCCATACCAGAAATATTGACAGAGGCACTTGCAGTATCTTTTGATAATTCTGTTGGTCATGATTATCTAGAAGATTCTGAATCAAGATATAATTTCTATCATCACAAAGAAGAAAGAATACCATTTGACTTAGACTTTTTTAATAAGATTACTAAAGGTGGACTTCCACCTAAAACTTTAAATATTGCATTGGCAGGAACAGGTGTTGGTAAATCTCTGTTCATGTGTCACATGGCTGCAAACTGTTTATCACAAGGAAAGAATGTATTGTATATTACTTTAGAAATGGCAGAGGAAAGAATCGCTGAAAGAATAGATGCTAACATGATGAATATTAGTATACCAGATTTACATGATTTACCTAAGAAGATGTTCAATGATAAGATTGTAAAGTTACAAAAGAAAGCAAAAGGTAAACTTATCATAAAAGAATATCCTACTGCATCTGCACATAGTGGACACTTTAGAGGATTACTAAAAGAACTTGCAATCAAGAAATCTTTCAAACCAGATATTATCTTTATTGATTATTTAAATATCTGTGCGTCAAGTAGATTCAGAGCAGGGAGCTCTATGAACTCTTATACAATAGTTAAATCTATTGCAGAAGAACTTAGAGGACTTGCAGTAGAAAGTAATGTTCCAATTATGTCTGCAACTCAAACAACCAGAAGTGGATTCTCTAATACAGATGTCGGACTTGAAGATACCTCAGAAAGTTTTGGATTACCTGCAACTGCTGACTTAATGTTTGCATTGATATCCACAGAGGAACTAGAAGAACTGAATCAAATATGTGTCAAACAGTTAAAGAACAGATACTATGACCCTACAATGAATAAGAGATTCATCATAGGAATAGATAGAAGTAAGATGAAACTATTTGATGTAGAACTCAAAGCACAAGATGAACTTGTAGACCACGGGCAAAGTGAAGTACCGATTGCTGATAAAGGACAAGGATTCGGTAGAGGTCAAGGCCCCAACATGTCTGGTAGACCAGATGATGTTAATCCATTCTCAAAAACAGGACAAGAAGAAGACAAATACGATAAATTCTCTAAGTTAAAAGTTTAATAAATAAACACATATAACTATATTTAAATGGAGTAATTGATGTCGTATAAACGAGCTATAGAACAGCTCAGACCTGTTCGTTATCCAAAACAAGACGTTCAAGAAAAGGTTCAGTCATTTTTGACTGAAGCTACCATGAAACCTGATGATTTTTTTAAGAGAGATAATCAAAAAGAATTTATAAAAAAAGCAGTGGCAGGTCAAATCGTTGGAAAGGATGGTAAAAAATTTCCAGCAATATCTAGTAGAGATAAAAAATTAAGTGCATTCAAAAAACTTACAGATGAACCAGATAAAGGTTCACCTGAAAGAGCTGTCATGGATGATTTAATAAAAACATATTTTGGTGCATATAGTAAAATAGAAAAAGGTGCAAATGGATTTGGTAACCCTACAAGTGGTAGTCCGTCAGGTGAGGATTGGGAATCACTTATAGCAGTGGCTGTTAATAAAATTAACAAATTAAAATGGAATCAAGGGCCCGAATGGGAAAGAGCTGAAAAGTATTGGGCAGATTATGAATCTCCGTCAATGAAACTTGGTAAGGAATTTATTGCTGCATTTAAATTAAAAAATTTAAAACAATTAGGTGCATCAACATTACCAATAAACCCAGAGTGGAAAGGAACAAATAAAACACCTAAAACAGATTTAATATCTGGTAAAAATAAAATATCATTAAAAAAAGCTGGAGGTTCTCAATTAATGAGTGCTGGTAAAGCTGAAGCTATATCAACATTTGAGGCAGCAATGGGTATGTACTCAATAGATAAAACTGGCAGAAAAAATGTTAATACTGTTATAAACAAGATTGAAAAAAACATGAATCAATTATCTACAGCAACAACGATTGATAAACTAGAAAAATTAAGAGATAGTGGTAAGAAACTTTCTAAAGCAGATGCATCTGCCGTTCAAGAAATGGAGGGTTTACAATTAGAGGCAGGTAAATTAAACAAAGAATTAAACAAACTATTTACAGACCAAACATTTAAAAATTATTTTTGTTGGGAGGCATCAACAGGAGAAACTAAATTTAAACCATCACCTGATGGTGTATCAAATTTATTAGTAGTATTTTCAGAAACAGGTAATATTAAAAATAGTTTAGTGTTGAATTCACCTACAAAAGCAGGTAAAACTATTGCAGGACAAAATTCTTTTTATGTATCTTTTAAAACTGGTGGAAGTAAATCAAAACCATATCTTGCTTTAAGAAGTAAAAAATTTAGTCCTAAACTAACAGAACAAGTAACTTTTAGAGATATTGTATTAGATGAGTTATCTAAATCTGAATTTGGTAAAAATCTTTTAATAGAAAGTAATTTAGAACAATTAGATGAGTTTCAAATATTTAATAGACTTGCAACTAAAGTTAAAGGTGTTGCTGGAACTATTAAAAACGCAGTTAAAAATATTTATACTGCAATCTTAAAAAGAGTTACACAGGCATTTAATTATATTAAATCATTAGGTAAAAGATTGATTGAAGGTTTAATGAATTTCTTAGGTGTAGAAGTAACAGATATAAAAATAAAAAGTGGTGGAGATTTTCCATTATTATGAACAATCTAGCAGAACAATTAATATTTGAAGATAAGGGTGGAAAGAACCTTCATCTTGAACACATAGAAGATGAGATACTTAACTATGGTATTGATGGCGGTCGTGCATCTATAAACTTCATACAGTCTCTCAGAGATATGTTTGCTGGTGCAACTCGTTCATCTATAAACATGACTGTTAAGTGGGATGGTGCACCTGCAGTATTTGCTGGTATAGACCCAGCAGATGGTAAGTTTTTTGTAGGAAAGAAATCTGTATTTAATGTAGAACCACAACTCTATAAAACAAATGCAGACATAGACAAATATACATCAGGTGATTTAAACGCAAAATTTAAAGTTGCATTACAAGAGTTTCCAAAGTTAGATATCAAAGGAGTTTTACAAGGTGACTTAATGTTTACAAATGATGTAGGAACACAAAAAATAGATGGTGAAAGTTATTATACATTTCAACCTAACACTATTGTTTATGCTGCAGCTCAAGATTCAGATTTAGGAAAACAGATTAAAAAAGCAAAGATTGGTGTAGTGTGGCACACAACATATACAGGTAGTGATTTACAAAGTATGAAAGCATCATTTGGTGCAGACATATCAAAATTAAAAAATGTAAGTTCGGTTTGGATGGATGATGCAACATATAAAGATGTATCTGGTAGAGCAACATTTACAGAATCAGAAACACAAGCCATAACTAAACAACTGTCTGGTGCAGGGTCTACATTTAGAAAAATTAATTCAACAATGTTACAAAAGTTTCTTAATTTACAAAACAGTTTAACAGGTGCTCTTGCTGGTGCATCATATAAGACATACAATAACACTAAAGTTAGAGAAGGTAAACCTATAACAAATCCTAAAAGACATGCTATGGGTTACTCTGTTTTTTTCAATAGTAAAATACAAGAACAGATAGACAAAATGAAAAGTCCTAGAGGAAAAGAAAAATACGAAACATTACAAAAAGAATATATGAGAGAGTTTAAAAAACACTCTAACAATCTACAACAGATAGCAACATTTCAAAATTTTATTGTTAATGCTAAAATGTTAGTCGTAAGGAAGTTGAATTCAGTAAAAAGTATAGGAACATTTATTAGAACATCAAATGGTTATAAAGTAGTAAACCCAGAAGGTTATGTTGCAATAGATAGAGTATCTGGTGGAGCAGTTAAACTTGTAGATAGAATGGAGTTTAGTTTTAATAACTTCACTGCTGCAAAAGCATGGGATAAATAATATGAAAACATTTAAAGACTTATATAACAGTCTTTGGGCTAACATACACAAAAAGAGACAGAGAATCAAGAGAGGCTCTGGTGAGAGAATGAGAAAGAAAGGTGAGAAAGGAGCTCCAACAGCTGCACAAATGAA